GACCGCGCCGAAGGCGAGTGGCGCAACAACCGTGATTCCATTGATCGGGATCTTGGCACTGTTGCTTGGTGGGTGCGCGACAACCAATCCCACGACGAACACGACCGGGGCCGTTGAGGCTCTGATGCGCGATGAGAACTACCCGGCTGTTCGCGATTCTTCTCCTGCCGTCCGCGCATGGGCAAAACGCGCTTTGCATTATATCAACGATTTTCAATTTGAACTGAACAGGGAGCGAGAGAAATGAACGCCAAAGACACACGCCGTAACGATTACTACGTCAGGATCATCGAAGCTCTCAACCAGCGCGAGACCTGGGAGAACCGGCAACGGCTGTTTTACCAAGCTCGGTACTTTGGTGTTCGCCGGAAGGTCAAGCCCTGGCCGACCGCCGCCGATCTGCACGTTCAGTTGATCGACACGGCCATTGAGAAGCTAAAGCCTTCCTTCGTCAATTCCGCCATCGGCAACGACATCCTTTCCAGCTTTGTCCCGATGCGCCAGCAGTTGACCCCTCTGACCGTTTCCGCCGAGCGTTGGTTTGACTATCAGATGCGGGAGAAGTCCAACTTCCAGAAGGAGATCGTTTCCGTCATTGACAACATCCTTCTTTATGGCCGTGGAGTTTCCAAGGTGATCTGGAACGAGGACAAGAAGCGTATTGACTTCGAGGCGATTGATCCCTTCCATATTATCGTACCTTCGTACACCAAGGAATTCAAAGATGCCGATTTCATTGTTCACATCATCTCCACGAGCGTCGATTCCTATAAGGCTAATCCCCTTTACAAGCAGGACGAAAACTTTATCAAGATCATTTCGGGTAAGCCGTCCAAATCGGTGGGCCTACGAAGTGAGATTCAGGACGAGATTTATCGCCGTGAGGGAATTACCCAGGAAGCTGAGAATGATCGCATCATTCTTTGGGAGATGTATACGCCCTCCGAAGACGGATGGAAGGTCGAAACTTATAGTCCGCTGGTTGTCACCGAGGATGTAAGGAAGCCGTTCATCCTTCCCTACCGCCACGGCGAACCTCCTTTCGTTGATTTCCCCTATGAAGTTACAGGGGGCGGTTGGTACAGTCCACGGGGAGTTGCAGAAATTCTCCTCCCTGGAGAGAATCTACTCAACAAGCTGAAGAATAGCCTGAGTGATTACGTTGAACTGGCCAACCGACCCGTTTTTGAAGCTCAGAATCCGATCAGCCTCAACACTGCCAACCTCAAGATGCAGCCCGGCCAGATCCTTCCGCAAGGTCTCAAGCCGGTGCAGTTCAGCCAGCCTCCCTTCGACTTCCAGCGTCTTATGCTGGAGGAGCGGATGCTGGCCGAGGCCCGTATGGGCAATCCAGACTTCGGAGCAGGATCGCAGTACCAGGTTTCAGACCGCAAGACCGCAACCGAGATTTCGGCATTGCAGGCTCAGGCCGCCGCCTCCGGCGATCTTCGCAACCGCATTTTCCGAATGGGATTGTCCCATCTCTTCAAGCAGTGCTGGTCGCTCTATGTCCAGTACAACAAGCGCGACCTTATGTTCCGCTATGCCGAGGAGACCGGTGCTATGCCGCCCGAGGGTATCCACGAGGAATACTCGATTGAGCCGAAGGGTGGACTGGACTTTATCAACCGCCAGTTCTCGCTCCAGAAAGCCGTTGCCCGGATGCAGATGTTCCAAGGCAATCCTTTCGTCAATCAGGGCGAACTGGTCAAGTCTGTCATCGAACAGGACGACCCCAGCCTTGTGCGCCGTCTGTTCCAAGACCCTCAAGCCGGAATGGGCGACCAGGGCGAGGATCAGGCGACCGAGATTGCGACCATGCTCGCCACCGGCTTCCCGGTCCAGATCAAACCTTCCGACGATCACAAGATCCATATCCAAGTTCTCTTCCAGTTCAACCAAGCAGCCCAAGCTCGCCAGCAACCCGTAGACCAGGTTGCCATGCAGGCGATCATGCAGCACCTCCAGCAGCACTTGGCTGCCTTGGAGCAGGTTGACCCCAACACATCCCGCGCCATCCAGAAACAGCTTCGTGATGCGGCCAAACAGGAAATGCGTGCTGCCGAGCAGATTGCTCCGCAGGCCGCACAACCCGCCGCTCCGATGCCTGCTTGAAGGTTCCGGTAATGCGACCGCCCTTCCAGCAGGAGGGGTTGGCCAAGCTTTGCCAGTGGGCAAATGAGCAAGGCGCAAACGGCAAGGCCGTTGAGATCGGCGCGTATAGCGGTGAAGGCACCGAAGTAATTGCCAAGTATTTCAAAGAGGTTCTGGCGGTCGATCCCTGGATCAACGGCTACGACCTAAACGATGTTGCCAGCCACCAATGCCCAATGAAGTTTGTTTTTGAGGCTTTCCAGAATCGTACCAAGGGTCTTGGTAACGTATCCTTCAGCCGTGGGAAAAGTCTTGACGCTTTGGAGTTTGTGGGCGATGAATCGCTTGACCTAATCTATGTTGATGGCGATCACAGGTATGAAGCGGTTGTGGCAGACATCCAGGGGTGGAAGCCGAAACTGCGTAAAGGCGGGGTCCTGGCTGGACACGATTGGTCCTTCCCGGCTGTACAGAAGGCTTTATCCGAGACTCTTGACGGCAAGGAAGTCGAGCTTTTCCAGGGTGACTCTTGGGCGGTAGTGGCATGAGAAAGCTTAAAGCCATCCTAGCCTTTATCCGCAACCAAGAGTGGGTGGACGAACCCAAGTGGGAGGATGAGGACGAGAAGGCTTGGACTGCCTTTCTAGCTACCCCAACAGGCCGCAAGTTAAGCCTAATACTTTTGAACCTAACCCTGCGTCAAAATGCATCCGCAATCATGAAAAATCATGATAGACTTGCGGAGGCGTGTGGATGGGCTAAAGGTTATAGAGGTTGTGTGGCGACCTTAGAATCGCTCGCAACCCAAAAACTAAACTCCGCCATCTCAGGCTATGGGGATGGATCGGATGAACCAGTAGCCGATTAACCTCACCGCCGAATGACTCCCGGCGAATGGGTGTAAGAAAGGGTCAAATGGCTGATTCGAATAACCTGACGGAGACGGATATTCTGGCAATGGCGCAGGCGGCTGACGAGGGAAGGGACTTCAATCCCATTCCCAAGGAAGACGAGAAAGCCAAAGCTGAAACACCCGCACCCGAAAAGGCCAGCGGAGATACCGATCAGAAGCCCGCGACTGACGAAAAAGCCGAAACCAAACAGGAAGCTTCGAGTGAAGTTTCCGCCACTGAGGAGAAATCCGAAGAGGCAAAAAGTTCTTTAACAACGCAACCTTCAGAAGACAAGTCGGAGTCGGCTTCCGAACAAAAGAAGCCGTCCCGATACGAGAAGGCCAAGGGCAGACTCGAAAAAGAGTGGGAAGATGTCCGAGCGGAAAAAGCAAGACTCAAAGCAGAGCGTGAAGCCATCGAGCAGGCGAAAGCCCAGCGGGAGGCTTCGCAGCCTGGTTCTGAAACGCCGAAAACTGGAAATCGACGCTTTAGCGCGGACGATTACCGGGAGGCGGCAAAGAGCTATCGTGAAGAAGGCCGCGACGATCTTGCAAAGCTCGCTGAGACAAAAGCCACCGAAGTCGAGACTGAAGAGCGCAAGGAAATCGAGCAGAAAACCCAAACCGAACTAAAATCGGCCTGGGACAAAAACCTGCTTGAGGAGGTCGAGGCCAACCCCGATCTCAAGGATTCCAATAGCTCGCTCTACAAGGCCGTCTCCGAAATGCTGCAAAACCACGCGATCCTCCGCAATTACCCTGCGGGAATCAAGGATGCGGTTGGGATTGCCAAGATCAGGCTCCAGGCGGAAACCGCCTCCGACTTGAAGAAGAAGGTTGCAGAGTATGAGCGAGAACTCGCTCAACTCAGAAAAGCGACGACACCGGCTTCCAGCCAACCGTCAGGCCCGGCCAAGACCAAGTCTTTCAGCGAACTCTCGCTAGACGAGCAGGAACGCGAATTGATGAGGATGGCGGGTGAGGTTGATAGGAACGGTTAGTCACAACAAAGGATATAACTAAAATGGTCACTACTGGTTCAGTAACCGCGCAGTTCCAGACGTACTTCTCGAAGGCGTTGCTGGAGCGTGCGCTCCCCTTGCTCCAGATGGAGCAGTTTGCTATGAAAACCCCCTACCCGACCAAAACGGGTGGGAACAAAACGATCCGGTTCTTCCGGTTCAGCGATCCGAGCATCAGCGCAATCGCCAACCTCTCCGAAGGCACCACGCCTTCCAGCGGTGACGAGCGCGATCTGACGCTCTCCTCGGTCGAAGCGACCTTGGTTCAGTACGGCTCCAAGATCATCCTCACGGACGTTCTCTTGGCCACCGAGCTGTTCAGCCATCTCGCCCAGGCCACCAAGCAACTCGGCGAAGATGCCGCGCTGCACGCCGACACCCTCTGCCACCGCGCTCTGGTTCAGGATTCCTCGACCAGCACTGGCACTGGCGTTGCCGTGAAGTCCTACGCCCGTTATGCCCAGAACGGCACTAACGGCACGACCTTCGGCACGGCCTCCACCCCCAACAGCAGCATGACCGCCACCGACCTTCTGGACGGTGCGACCAGCCTGTTCATCGCCCGCGCTCCCAAGATCAAGGACGGCTACGCCCTCGTGGCGCACCCTGCCGTTATCCGCGATCTCCAGCAGGACGACGATTGGCTGAAGGTCTCCAGCTACTCCGCCCCGGATCAAATCTTCAAGGGCGAAACTGGCAAACTGTTCGGCGTGAGCGTGATTAGCTCCACCAACGTTCAGACGTTCAACACCTCCGCCTCCGGCGTGGGTGAAGCCACGGTCAGCACCGGCGCGGTCTACGCGAATGTGTTGCTCGGTGGTGGTGCGTTTGGCGTTCCGAGCTTGTCCTCGGTCGCCGCTTCCGGTTCGCCCTTCGCTCCGAAGGTCACGATCCTCGACGCAGCCGACAAGTCCGACCCCTACGGCCAGCGCGTTGTTGCGTCCTTCAAGACGTTCTACGCCGCCAAGCAGCTCGACCCTCGGTTCTTCCGGGTGTTGTTCAGCAAGTCGAACTACTCGTAATTCTAATGGGAGCCATGCTGATTATCGGTATGGGTCCCCGGAAGGCGGGGGAGGGTAAAACCTCCCCCGCTCCTTCCACCAAGGAGAAGTCGATGAAAGAAGGTATGGTTAAGCTTCCTCTGTCCATGTTCGAACTCGGTGAGGGCGAGGAAAACGCCAACCCCGAAGTCGGCGACATGGTGGAACTCGAAGGCAAAGTGGAACGGATTGACGGCGATATGGCCATCGTGAGCGTTAGCAATGCGATGTCCGAGGAGCCTGAAGCCGAGGAATCCAACGAGCCGGAGATGTCCGAGGAAGACCGGATGATGAAGATGGCCGAGGAATCCGACAAGGAGAACTACTCCTAATGCCGATCTACCAGTACGAAGACACCCGAAACGGATCTGTCGTCGAACTGGAGAAGCCGGTTGCGGAGCGGGACTCAGTCCCGCGTTACCTTAAAAGGTTCCAAGTGCCACAAAGATTGAGCCTGGTGGGGGTTGGCGAACCCCTCGACAATCCGCTGGGAGTCAATCAAACAAATCTTATGAAGGGGTATTACCGCCAAGAACAAAAGCTTGGCAGTAGATTCAAGAGTCGGCACACGCCAGATAGCATCAAACGTGCGGCGGCTCAAAGGAGATAAATTATATGGCGAAAGAATTTGTACGTTCCGAACGTAAGGCCAAGGGGAAAGCTCTGCGCTTTGATGCCCAAGGCTTCACCAATGTGTTTGAGATCACTGCGTCCTCCAGCGGCGGCACGGTTAACACCGTTGCGACCGCCCCGGCTTCGCTCAACGTGACCCTCAACGGCACTTCCTACCGCATCGCACTGCACAGCTAATGTCAGTCGCATTAGATAGATTCCAAGCCCGTCACGGGTTTACCATCGGCACCACGGGTACCGGTGGCTTCTGGGCCATCCAGATGATCGAGAACACCACGTTCTCGGCATTTGCGGCACAGAACGTGACAGGCACGGTCACAGGCGTAACCTTTGGTTCGGGGCAGATCATTTACGGCGAAATCGACAGCTTCACCGCTGGGACCGGCAAGGTCATCGCCTATAAAGCCGCCTCGTAATCATATCCGGGCTAAGGTTCAAATCCCATGCCGGGACTAGGGTTGGGGCTTTCGATCAGCGCAAGAAATGCGATTACCGCAGGTTCGTCTGCGCCCAGCGGGATTGTTGCGGCCACCGCCGGAGATCTTACGATTGATTTTGGATATTTTTCTGGAAGCATATATTCCAAATTATCCAACACACAATGGAGAATGGTTTTTGGGGAAGGGGAATTTCAGCAGTTGACTTGGAACACAGATATCGCAAACACATGGGTATTGGATACAAACAATGGTGAAATTAGGGCAACAAATCCAAGCTCAGACTCTACCATTATTCCGACCTCCGGCTGGACTTACACAATAAGCTCTGGTCCCGCAATCACAATAACAGCCGCATGAGAATCCTCATCCTTTCCATCATTCTTTCTGGATGTCAAAAACCGCAGGTTGACTCCTTCCCAGAAACCATCTACCCTAATACCCCAACGATGCAGAGCGCAGTTGACGCAATGGAGACAAAATAATGGGCCGCCAGTGGAACACGATTATTGAGAGCTTGGGACCGCTTTCCGGCGGAACCATGTCGATTAACGCCAATCTCACCGAGATTGAGGCGTTGCTTACCACGCTTCAGGCGGATGTGGCCGATGGGATTCCGCCCATTCGTGGCACGACCAGCACTGGAACTCTGACTGCTGGCACGACCAATGGAACCTTGTTCGCCACCAACTCCACCCGCAACTATCTTCTGGTGCAATGCACCAGCGGAACGGTGTTTATTGACACCAACGGCACGGCCAGCGCAACCGATGACATCCAGCTTACCGCAGGGCAGGGTATTACTTGGGAGGGATCATTCATCCCCACCGGGGCGATTGCGGCGATTACTTCTACGGGAACTGCCAGAGTCGTCGGAGTACAGGGTTAGTTTATGGGCTTCTTCGGCGGCGGCGGGGCGGCTCCCGCAAACATGGTCGGAGCCACAAGCTCCACCGCAGGCGTTGCTGGCTTGGTTCCCGCTCCGGCGGCGGGAAAGGAGGCGGAATATTTACGAGGAGATGCAACCTTTCAGCCAGCCACTTCGGAATACCTCCCAACAACTAGGAAAGCCGCTTCTGGGAAAATAATAAATTACATTTTCGATCTTGGATCTGCTGGAGCAAAAGCACTTGCAAACAACTTTTTAATCTGGGGATTTACATATATTCCAAAAACAAAATCATGCTCAACTGTTGCTATTGATGTCACGGCAAGCGCAACTAGCACATCAATAAAAGTTGGTCTTTATACAATAAGCAATTCTGGTCTTGCAGATTCGTTAATTTTTGAAACAGGCGAGATTTCGTCTGCATCGACTGGCGTAAAAACGATTTCAATTACACCAGTAACAATTTCTGCCGGATGGTATCTGTCTGCATTTAGATCCAACGGGGCACCAAGCGTGCGAGGGGTCAATGGTAGAAATATATACTCAATGACAAGGCAATATGACTCAACTAACACTTGGGACTACTCTAGTACAACCTACGCAAACGCCTTGCCTTCTTCTTGGACGGATTCAATGAATGCTGGTTCCATATTCAATCCCATTGCTGATGTTTATTAAAATGAAGCATCAGCACTTTAACATCGATGGTTCTCTTGAATATGAAATAGACAGCAGAACTGTCCAGCAGTCAAAAAGCGAGCGAATAGAGGTTATGAGAATGCTTTGTAGGCAGACCATTGAGCAGGCTGGCTTGGATCAGCCAACGCAAAACAATGCCATTGCTGGCATCTACCCGCCTGAGCGTTGCGAGGCTATCAAGTCCTACATCGCCGCCTGCCGAAACGAATATCTGCGGTGCAAGGCTCTAATTATTGCCGCCCAAACCAACGACGAGGCCGATGCAATTCAATATGTCGCCCCGCCCGTGCCGGAGGGCATCTAGTCCATGTGGAAAAGCATCGCCATCTGGCTCACCAATTTGAGTTTGCGTTTCTTGATGACGCAAAAGGAGTACGCCTGTTTCAAGGAGGCGTTGAGGTTTGCCGGGGAGAACAACACGGTGGCGAGGGAAACGAAGTACATAGGGAAGGTGAAGCACCTGCTATCCGTCAACCGCTCGATCAAGCGCATTGTGGAGGAGGGTCGGGATCGGGACGAGATTGTGGACGCTGTCGTGCATCTGGCCGTTGCGTTAAAGTATCTGGAGGGTAGGGGTCGTGAGTCTTGATGAGATCCATGAACTTCGGGAAAAATTCGGGTCGATGGCCGAGCGGCTGGCCCGAATGGAAGAACGCCAAGTTACCCTGATCGGCATGGTGGAACGCTCCCTATCCAGCTTTGGCGACCTGTCCAATAGGGTGACTTCCTTGGAACACCTTAAAACCAAGATGCTCCTTGTGGCAGGCTCGATTGGTGCTATTGTCAGTGTGGTCTGGGATGCCGTCCGCTCCAGACTTACCCCAGGAGGATAAATGCCCACTTTAGGTACACAGAATATCTCGACTAGCTATCCACAGCTTCTGAAGACTTTCGGGACGGGCGGCTTGGATGGCAATCTTCAGATCATTACAGATGGCGACAATACCTCATCGGCTCTCAGCCTTTCCACCACCGGCGTGCAAAGCACCGGCTCTTTGGCGGTGGATGGAACCAGCCTTCTGTCCGGCATTGTCACCTTCGGAACCAGCCTAACCGCATCCACTGGAACCGCCACCATCGGGACTCTTTCCGTTGGAACGGCCACCATCAGCACGGCCACCATCCCTTCCGCAACGCTTTCCACGGCCACCATTTCGACGGCCTCCATCAGCACGGCGACAATCCCGCTTCAGCTTGGCTCAGTCACATTTGGCTCCAATATCACGGCATCCACAGGAATCGCCACGATTGGAACTTTGTCCGCAAGCACGGCTACGATTTCCACGGCCACCATCCCGCTCCAGCTTGGCGCGGTGACGTTTGGTTCCACCATCACCGCTTCCACCGGAACGAACACCCTCGGCACGATTAGCGTAAACACGGCCACCATCGGAACTATTACAAACACAGGCGGGATGTCCGTCACAACCACGGCTACGGTTGGAACGCTGGAGATCGGTGCTACCGGTCCTAGCATTACCAATGCCTCCTACGGAACTGCGGCTTTCTCGCTTTCCACGGTTGCCGCCCACAACGGTGCCGGAACCACCAACGGAACGGTTGCACTTACCGGGGCGCAGAATAGCGATATTGTTATTGGAACTTTAAACTCATTGGGATCTGCTACCGGATCTTCCGGCTTGATTATCGGCTTTCATTGCATAGCGAACAACGTGGTTCGCTACTCCATCACCAACCCGACCGGCACTACTGGCACGGTTCCCGCAGGAACCCTGCACATGACCGCATTGAGGTTCACGGCTTAATATGGCTATTAAATTCAATCGCTCCCAGACCTTTGCCACCAATGGTACGGTGACTGCCGCCGGGCTGCACAACCTGATTGACGGAACAGACATCTATCAGGCGTTGATCACCGACCAGACCAACCTTACTTCGGTTGGCTCCGGCGACGAGCTATTGATTGCCGATGCTGATCTGACCGCAAATGACGCGCCTCGCGCCGTTACGGTCAACGAGTTGTTCGAGGATGCGCTGACGATCAGCACCTACACCAATGCCAATCTTACCAACATTTCCTACGGCACATCGACCGGCACTCGGCTTGTTTCCACCAATGCCTCGATCACGACCGGCACGATCCAGAATCTTACCTCCAGCACTGCCAACATCACCATCGGAACCATCCCGACCCTAACCGCAGGAACCACGACATCGACCGCCGCCAACATCACCAACGGAACGATCCAGACGCTTACTTCAAGCACGGCGACGATCAGTCAAGGTTCTGCAAATTTAACACAGGGAACGATTGCTACGCTAAATTCAACAACTGGAACAATTAGCAATTTTACAACTACTTTGGTTGGAGATGTGACCATCAGCACTGGTTCCGCAACTGTTGGAACAAGGGTTGCGGTTGTAAACACGGCGCAGGAATATACTGCGGCTCATAATTTTAATGCGACAACGCTTGTCAGTGGAAATTCGATAGCTTGGAATTTGCAGTCCAATCAAGTTGCAAGGCTTGTTCTTTCAACAACTGGAACAATGGCCGACGCAACCAACAAGGTTGACGGAGCTACATACATTCTGCTTGTGACCCAAGGCACTGGATCAAACACGTTGGATTGGAATGCAACTTATAAATGGCCTGGAGGCACGAAACCAACATTAACTGTTGGTTCAGCCAAGAGTGATATATTTACGTTTGTATCTGATGGAACGAGTTTATTTGGTGTAGCGAGTCAAAATTACTCATAAGAGTATGGCTTGGCCCGTATTTCCAGTTTGCCATCTTGGACCAGGCAGGTTTAGGGGTGTAGGCGGAACAGTCTCTACAAGTGGATCGTACACGATTCATACATTCACAACTCTTGGAACATTTGAGGCAATCGGCGCAGGCTCAATTGACATTCTTGTTGTAGCTGGTGGTGGTGGAGGCGGAAAAGATGGTGGATCTGGTGCTGCTGGAGGAGGAGGAGGTGGAGGGCTTGCAGACCAAACAAACCGCACAATCAACAATGGATTTTACACAGTAACAATTGGTGCTGGCGGCAGTGGTGCAACTGCAACTGGATCTGGAGCAACTGGAAGCGACTCGACCTTTAATACAATTACTGCCAAGGGTGGTGGTGGCGGTGGATTTAATGATACAACTGGTTCTGCTGGTGGATCTGGAGGAGGTGCAGCGAGTTTAGGATCTAATAATACAGGAGGATCATCAAACCAAGCAAACCCAACTGGAGGTGCAACTGGATTCGGAAATAAGGGTGGAAATAAAAGCGGATGGGCGCAACAAGCTAGAGGCGGGGCTGGAGGAGGAGGAGCAGGAGGAGCAGGCGTTGACCAAACCCTTGTAAACGAAGGAAGTGCTGGCGGTGTTGGTAAAAATTATTCAATTTCTGGAGTATCTACAAATTATTCTGGAGGAGGAGGAGGCGGAGCGCATTCTGGAGGCGGAAGCACTGCGGATAGGCCCGGCGGCGCAGCAGGAGATGATAGTGCTGGTGCTGGAGGAAGGTCTTCTACAACTACCACAAACAATGGTGGAAACGGCGTAACAAATAAAGGAGGTGGTGGAGGAGGAAATGGTGTAAATGGTGGCGGGGCGCAGGGAAATGGTGGCAACGGAGGTAGCGGAGTTGTGGTTATCCGCTATTTAACATAATGGCTCACTTTGCTGAAATAGGCGAGGATGGAGTTGTGCTAAGAGTTATTGTTGTGGCTAACTCAGACATAATTGATTCCAATGGAAATGAAAGCGAAGAGATTGGGATCAATATATGCAAAAATGCTCTTGGTGGAAATTGGGTTCAAACATCATATAATGCTAGGTCAAGAAAGAATTACGCTGGAATTGGATTCACATACGATGAGGCGCGAGATGCATTCATTCCTCCAAGGCCGTTTCCATCTTGGATTCTAAACGAGCAAAGCTGTGCTTGGGATGCTCCAGTAGAAAAGCCGATTGGCGATTATACTTGGGACGAAAATGAGTTAAACTGGAAAGAGGTAACAAATGACCCTGTCTGAAATAGCCCAATACGCCGGTGAGAAGGTCGGGAAGACTGATGCCGATACGCTGACCTTCCTCCAGAAGGCCGCAAGCTTGGCTTACCGCCGGGTCTGGAACTTTGCCCCTTGGCGTGAGACCGTCACCAGTTCCACCTATTCGGTCGGAACCAACCGCACCATCACCCTTGGAACCAACGTGGAGACACCGCTCTCCGTATCCTATGACCAATCCGAAGTTGAACCCATCGACCTTGCCACCATCATCAGCCAAGACGCTGATCTGCTCGAAGACACCCGCACGGGTACTCCGGTGCTGTATCATTTTACTGGTCGCAATACGAGCGGAGTTGCACAGCTTGATCTGTATCCGCGATTGGCGGATACTGGAACCGTAAGCCTGCGGGTGGTGGAGAAACTGAAATGCCTAACACGCACCAACATCATTGTAGATTTCCCGCCGACCACGCAGGCGTTGGGTGACGAGCTTCGCCTGCCCCATGTTCACCAGGTCGTTCTTTCCCTGACCCACGCCGATGCCCTGGAGCGTGAGCGGCAGTACGCCAAGGCACAGTCAGTCGTTCAGACCGCCAATGCCGACCTTGCGGCGATGGCTAACTACGAACTGAGTCAGGTTGGTGGGATCAAACAGATCACGCCGTCCAGCTTGGGCGACCTTACCACCGAAGAAATTACCGCCTCCTAATGCCCTACTACTCGGACAACCTCGACGACCTTCTGGCGTTTGACGGCATCCGCAGTTTTGCGGGTGGTCAAGCCAGCGGTCTGCAATCAGACCTCTTGGCTGAGAACCAAGTTCAGCAGTTAGTCAATATGACCTTGTCGCCCAAGGGGAGCCTTGAGACCCGGCGTGGGTTGGTCAACTTCAACACCACGGCGACAAGCCAAGAGGGGTCGATTGGAGGAATGCGGTATTTTGATACGGCGCAATACGAGAACCTTGTCACCGTAACGCAAGGCAGGCTTTACAGCATCAACTCCAACGGCAGTGCAACCCTGCACCCGGCGGATGAAATCTGGGATTCGTTCACCGGAGCAACTCGCATTTGGAATAACGAGAACCAGCAGTGGGCTGATGGATTTTCCACAAACTTTGATGTCAAGGTCAGCATGGCTCAGTTCAATGACAAAATGTATCTGGCCGATGCGGACGGTCCGCTTTACTATTTTGATGGTGACGTTGCCACAAGGCAGGGCGGCAAGGTCAGGGCTATCACCATCTCGACAGGCGGAACTGGATACACCAGCGCAACTGCCATCGTGACCGGGCCGGATTGGGGTGGAACGCTTCCGACCCTAATTACGCAAGTGGCCGGTGGAGCCGTCACTGGCGTAACCGTGGTGGATGGAGGATCTGGGTATTCCGGCGCACCGACCGTAACCATTATTGGCAATGGCTCCGGTGCTACCGCAACCGCCACGGTAAGCCCGCCTCCGCTCAATCTCAGGCTTTTAATCAACACCGGCAACCGCCTCTTTGGCGTTGGATCAGCCGGGAACCGCAACACGCTTTACGCTTCCGACATTCTGGATGCCTCCATTTGGGATGCGGCAAACTCGGTCGTCGTAAACGCCGATGACGGAGATGAGATCACCGCCATCGTTCCATATTACGAGAACCGCATCATCGTCTTCAAGAAACGGCGCATATTCCAAGTTACAATTCCTCCCGATATGACCAGCGCGGCGGATTGGGTGATCCAGCTTATCTCCAATAACACCGGCTGCGTGGCTGAGGGTTCCGCCGTACAGGTCAATTCCGACATTTTCTTCCTTTCCGATGACGGCATCCGCTCGCTGGTCCGGTCTGCGGCGGACGATTTCACCTCGGTAGGTCTGCCATTGTCAGAGGTTGTCAAGGATGTTATTCAGGAAATCAACGTGGCCGAGATTGGGATCTGCACGGCGGCCTTCTACGACAACCGCTACTTCCTTGCCGTGCCGACAGCGTCAAACGATTTTAACGATACCATCATTGTGTACAACACGGTACTGGGGGCATTTGAGGGGACTTGGACTCCGAATGTAATGCAGTTTGCTTTGACCAATTTCCAAGACGAAGGGCTTCGGCTGATGAAGAAGTCCACCACGGGACAGATCCAAAAGTACAGTGGATACAAGACCCCGGCACAGGTCACAATTGCCGACTACCAAGATGCCGGAGTTGACTACGAATCCTATGTCCGCACCGCCGATATGGACTTTGGCGATCCTTTTGCCGAAAAGCACGGCAGCCATTTTGAGGTGGTCTTTGACGACTCATTCTCGACCGATACGACCATCTCCATCCAGCGGGATATTGACGTTGGCGATATTGACGTTCAGCCAAACCTCAACATCTCCAGTGCCGCCCTAACCCTTCCATTTGTTCTCCCGGCTCAGTTGCCATCCTCGGTCAAGAAAAGGCTTGCAAGCGATCTCCGGGCGTACCAGAAATGGCGTTTGTTGAATATCAAGATCCAATCGGCGGCCAACAAAATGGCCATCCGCCAAATCACGGCTGCGGCCAATCCTGACACCATTGAGGTGCAGAAGAACATCTCGTGACGGCTGTGGAGTTTATCGAGGCTTCCGGCGTGCCGGAGTCAACCTGGCCAACCTTTAGGGAATGGTTTAACTGGCACTCTGAGCGTGGCCTGGTTGGGGTAGCCAAGGATGGGGATGAGGTGGCCGGGGTAGCCATTGCTAGGTGCATTAAGGGCATGGAAGCCCCTGATCCTTATGAACATGACGAAGCCGGAGAAAGTGTGTTCGTTGATTTGACCGTGACCTCGATTGATGGTAAAAGTAACCCCTTGAGTCGCAAGGCTCTAAAGTGCCTGCTGTCGATCCTCTGGGATCGTTTTGGTCCGCGCAGGAGGATCACATTCAAGCGTAACGGCTTTTACAAGGAGTACGACTACTACAATTTTATGCGAAAGGCACTAAACTAATGGGCGGCGGACCATCCATCCCGGCACCCCCTCCTCCTCCCGACCCCCTAAAGGCGGCGCAGGCCAATTCCCTTTTCTACCGATCCTCGCTGGAAACCTACGTTGAGAAGGCTCCAGACATTGCGGCTTTGGAAAACGCCCTTCGGATCAAGTATATGCCCGAACAGCGTCAGTTGGAACGCCAGCTTTCCGCCGCCGACCAGCTTGCCCAGGTTCAGACCGGCCTCCAGCTTGAGAGGCAGTACGGACCGCAACGCACGATGGAAACCCTTCGTCGGCAGTACGAGTATAGCCCGGAAGCCTTTGCCCTGAATCGTGGGCTGGGAAGCCAGCTTACCCGCCAGTTCGAGCGCACCTATGGGGTTAGCCCGTTTGCCAGCGTTGAGCCAATGGTTGCCTACGGCGGCGGCGTGGCTCCGGTCAATTACACCGGAGGCATTGCTCCGCAGATCGGTGCGCCTGCCTATACCACCGAGATTGGCGATGTGTTGGCGCGCAACGTAGAGGCTCAGAAGAAGACGACAGCAAAATTCAGGGCTGGGGAGATTTAATATGGCAAGCGTTGAAGATCTTCGTAAAAAAGTAACAGACTTAAATACAAAACTTTCAGAAATGGAAAGTTTTAGTGTACAAACATCTACATCCAGACAAGCTGCTAAAGCAAGAAATCCAAGAAGCGGAACAAGAATTACCGGATATGTTGATGTTCCTGTAACAAATGTTCAAAAAAATCCTGAATACGAAAAAACTTTGTCACAGCTTCTTTCGGCGCAGACCGAATTGCAGGATGCGATCTATAATCGCGAAGGATCATATAATACACTAGCCGAACAAATTGCCGGTCTTACTGGGAGGGATCGACTTGCCGGAGTTGGTGCTGGATTAAATCAGGCACTCAATCAGCTTGGCTCTGGCAGGAACTATGGCTCGTCAGATCTTGGCTCTCGCCTAAACTTCCAAGTATCCGACCAGCAGATTGTTGACGATTACAACGCAACCCGCCTCGGTCGCCTTAACCGTATTGCGGAAGACGGAAACTCGCAGATTGTAGGAATTCAGGCGCGTATTGATGCGGCCAATCAATTGCTTGAAAGCCTTCCGGCAAAAGATCCCCGCAGAACCTCTGCTCAGGTTTCCATTGACCAGCTAAAGGCAGACCTTGCCAGCGTGCAGGGTGCGGTAACAAAGGCTGGGCAACAGATCGCCGATTTCAAACCAATCACAACCGCCGACGATGAGGGACTTAAAGAGATCACAGCGTTCCGTGAATTTATCAAGTTGCCGGAAGAACGTGCTGGCGAACAACTCAAACAGATTGACCCGGAATCCTACAAGACCGCAGTCGGCCTGGGGCAACGCTATCGTCAGCTTGCGACCGAGGAGTTGCCTGCAACGACGACAGCGCAGACGGAGCAACTTCGCAACACCATCGAGCAGGAAGCACTCAATCAGCTTCGCCTTGGCTCGACCTTGGGAGCCGAGGAAAGGCGTGGATACGAGCAGGCGGTGCGTGCCGCCCAGACCGCCCGTGGCAACATCTTCGGCCTTGGACCGGCAGTGCAGGAAGCGGCGCAGATCGGTGCCGCCGGGGAACAACGCAAGCTTGCGCGTTACGGGGCGGCGCAGCAGTTCCTGGCTTCCGGAGAAACGACAGGTGGCGCAGCCGCCCGTGACCTTGCGCTTCGCGAGGGGTTGACCCAGCAACGCTTGGGCGCGGCTTCCGGTTTCTTGGCCGGTGGACCATCGCTTGCCAACCTTGCACAGCAACGGCTTGGACAGCAGAACCTTGCGGCGCAGCAGTACATTCAGGCCAATCAGGCATTGCCTGGACAGTTCCAGACCCAAGGTATGCCGCAGCAGTTTTATCAAACCTCCAACCCGGCTATCCCGGTTCAGCTTGCAAGCAATGCGGCAAATATTTACAACACCATGTCTGACTATCAGGCTCAGACTTACGGAGCGCAGACAAGCGCGATTGCGAGTTCGTATCGTAGCCCCGCCCAAAACTTTGGGGCAGTAGCCAGCGGATTTGGAAGCATTATGGGAGGGTTTGGAAAACTGTTCCCTAGTGGGTTCTAATATGGAAGACGACATCCAGCAGAATATAGAGGACAGGTACGATTACGCGCCTGCCGTAAAAGACCCAGCAGACCCAACTCGCGGAACCGTGCGTGGCTTGTTTGGGATGATGACGGGCGAGCGCCAGCAAAAAGTGGCTGCCGCAAGGCAACAGCTTGAGATGCAGGCAAGGGCGCAGCAAGCCAACCGCATGAACAGCGCCTATCTACTCCAATCCAAGGTTGAGGAAGATAAATTTAACCGCAAATACCCAAGCATTGATGTTGCCTATGCCGATGGCTCTAAAATCAATTTACGCGAACTTGCCAGACAAAATCCAGAATTAGCGGATCAGTTGCTTGCAAGTGAAATGGACCGAGCGGCCAGATTTGCCCAAGTCAAAAAGGCCAAGGACGATGCCGAGCTTGAGCAGGCCAAGGCCAGAATTGCCTCCGCGCAGACAAAGATTCAGGAGGAGCAGGCCAAGCGGGCGGGGATATTCGGGCTTGGCGGACCCAATCAGGAAGTTATCGAAAAACAAAAGCGCGACATCGAAAAAGAATCTGAGACCTACGGAATCCCGCTCGGCTCCGAACCAGAGGAAGCGACCTCCGAACCAGCAGCCCAAGCGGGCGAAGCATCTTCATGGCTACGCTCAAAGCTGAAGTAACGGACCAAGACGAACCGGTAGTTGAGGTTCCGTCCTGGGGCGAAGTAAGCTCGCTTCCTGAATTTCAAAACCTTTCCTACCCCGAACAGCGCCGGGTGGCGTTGAGCTGGGCCGAAGACCTTAAGCGCGAGGCTTCCTATCGTGGCGAGTTCACTGAGGCCGACGCCAAGCAGGTGGATGACTTTGTCGCCTCTGCCGTTCAGCCTGACCTAGAGACCAAAGCCAAGGCCGCCGCCGAGGGTGTCATCCGTGGCGGGCTGTCCGGCACCGCCGCCACACTTGCCGGACGCGCCGCTTTCTCCCTGCCCCTTCCGGCCATCCCGCGTGCGATTGTTGGCCTTGGAGCCACCGCAGCCGCACAGGTGGGCGTGGACGAGCTGGCCAGACGCGGGATTGAAAAGTTTGCCCCTGGCCTGACGGAAGCGGCCGAGCTGGCACCTGGCTACGCCAGCGGCGGGCAGATTGCGGGCATTGCAGGATCGGCGGGACCGGCGGTGGCACGCACCGCAAAAGCGTTGGGGACGATTGCCAAGGCCGAGGGCGGCAAGGCCGCCGTCCAGCAGGGCGCAAGGTTGCTGGCACCTGCCGCCGCGATTGGGGCTGGCGTGGACACGGGCTTTCGTGCCATTACGGGACAGGAAATTACCCCCGGCACGGTTGCCACGGGCGCAATCCTCAACACGCTCTTTGCCGGATATGGAGCCAACACAAGGGTGGCCAACTACACCAGAGACGAGGCACGCGGGTTGTTTCAGCGGGTGATGGCGGGTAAGGGCAGCCTTAAAGACACCGACGACCTCCTTTCCATCCTTAACCAAATGAAGCAGGAGTCGCCCGAAGGGATGCCGATGCAGGACTTTGGCCGAGCGCAGAGAGCCACCGTGGATGTGCTGGGCAAGCGTGCGGTGGACAGGACCACGATTGAGCAGCCCACCTTCCGCACCCCACCAGCGGACGAGGCGGCCATGCTTCCGCCCCGTAGCGGTCCCGACCCCGTTGTGCAACGCACACCAGAACTTCCGCAGGCAGGCGTGCGCGGGAATGTGCGCGGGACGATGGAAGACACTGGAGAGTTGCAACGTCGCGGCGTCAACACGGAGATGGAGCAAAGCCTTCAGCTTGACCAGCCAGCGCCAAGAAGGGGCATCTTTACCACCGAATCGCAGGGCATTAACCGCCAAGCTATAATTCCAGACACGCGTGGCTTGCAGGGCGAGCTGGTCAGCGAAGGCCCGACCATCACGCCAAGACGGCAGCTGCCGACAACGGAGAGGCTGGCGTTGACGGATGCAAAGACTGAGTCGGCATCAATAGAAAGCCAGCCACAGAAGGCTGGAAGGGTTAGGGCTGAAGAAGAGTTTGCAAGAGATCCATCCAACCCAGGCATACTAAATGCAAAACCAATAGAAAACATTGGTGAGGCAGTAAAAGACTTACGCTCTGCGTTAAGCCTTCCAAGCACGGCTAGGTCAGGCGCCCTTTTTGATTTTTCTCAAAAATACAATACGAGCGCTAGATCGGTAGATGAGTTAGTAGAGCAAGATTCTTTTGTTAGGAAGTACCAAGAGCTTTCTTCTGGCAAATCCTCTATCCCCCGCCCCTTCGGCAAGAAGGGTGAGGCTGGTATGGTGGCTTCCGACGTGGTGACGGCACCGGGCAGGGCTTTCAAGACTTTCCTTACTTCCACGGGCGACCTGCCCAAGTCGCTTTTTGACATTGTCGAGGGGCGCAGCTCCCAAACCCAAGCCATGCTTAAGCAGGTGCAGTTCACCACCCGCGATGTCACGGGCGAGATTAAGAAGGCATTGGCTGGTGTGGCACCCAAGGAGCGCAAGGCGGCAGAAGCCAAGCTGATGGGGGATGTCAACGCCGTCATCCGTGGCCAAGCCGAGCCGACAACTCTTCCAGAAAACGTGGCTGACGTGGTCGTGCAGATGCGCCGCCAGTTGGACAACCTTTCCGACGGGCTATTGGCTTCGGGCGTTTTCAGCGAGGAGTTGCCGGTCAAAAGAAATGCGGCTGGCGGCTATGATGTGGTTGGCCCCAGCCCTGCCCAACGGGTGCGGGAGAACCGTGGCGAGTACTTGACACGCACCTATGAGCGAAATTACAACCCACGGTTCAGCCGCACGGAGTTGCAGAAGCGTGATCCCGCCAAGTACGCCAAGGCCGAAGCCTTGCTGCGCGATGAGCTAAAGCGGGACAGGCCGGACATCACCGAGCAGGAGATTTCCGCAGAGCTGGAGCGCATCTCCATGTTTGACAAGGAGCCGTCAACGCCAAGCCAGCAAGTCACGGGGCTGGGCAAGGATCTTGGCATCACCAGGCAAAGAAAGGACATCCCGTGGTACCGCCGCTATCTGATGGGCGAGACAACCGACCCGATTGCCAACTACGTCATCTCGACAAGCAAGATGATCGAATTGCTTCAGACCCAGAGGATGCTTAACTCCATCCGGGCTGATGGGCTTGGCAAGTACCTATTTGAAAAACCTACTGGCGATGCCATCACCCCGATTGCTGCCGAGGGTTCTTCAACACTGGCTCCCCTCAACGGGCTTTTCGGCAGTACCCCATTGGTCAATGCGCTTAAGGACGTGGACGCCGCCAGCAACTTTAGCTTACCCGCCAAGGTGTACGCCTACATTAATTCCTGGGTCAAGCGGGGCAAGACGGTTCTCAGCGTGCAAGCGCAGTTCCGCAACCCGATTGCCAACATCGCCATTGAGATTGCCAACGGCAACCCATTCTTTATTCCGACTGCGTCCAACATCGGAGCGGTGGCCAGGTCGGTAAGATCCATTTGGGCGGATTGGGGGGTTCCGGCGGCACAAAGGCCGGAATACCGCCAGTATCTCAAAAAGGCCATCCGTTACGGAATTTACGACAACACGGCGTTCAACGAGCTGCGCGACATTGTCAGGGACGCCCAAGGCTTCAATGGCGAGGGCATGGAGTTTGCCACGCAGATTCTTGAGAAGGGGCTGAAGCGCTACGCTATGGCTCCCATCCGTGGAGCCGAAAACACCTACAAGGCCAATGACAACTTTTTCAAGTTGGTGGCCTGGGAGCATGAAATCAAACAGCTCATGGACGGCAGAAAAATCACCCGCGAGGAGGCTGAACCATTGGCGGCCGAGATCGTCAAGAACACCCGCCCCACCTACTCCCGCGTGCCGCCCCTCATCAAGAAGTGGCGGCAACAGCCCTTCTTTGGAAACTTCATCTCTTGGCCGTCGGAGATTGTGCGCGGGATGTTCAACATGGCCAAGATTTCCTACGACCAGATCCGCACGCCTGGGATGGAATACTACGGATGGAAACGAGCCTTGCTTGGGTTGGCCACGATTTCTGGCTTCAGCTACGCCATAGGCAAGCTCGGCCAGATGGCGCACGACATCTCCAACGACAAGATGGATGCGCTACGCCGCTTTGTGGCTCCTTTCCAGAAAAACTCCGAGCTGATGCCGATTGGCGCGGACGGCGAACAGATCAGCTACATCGACGTTTCCTACACAAGCCCCTGGGAGATTCTGCACCAGCCTCTCCGGGCGGCGATGAGCGGGGACAATTTTGAGGAATCTTTACTCAACGCGGGCGCAGAGTTTATCGAATCCTACGCCAGCCCCGGCATCCTGACGGCGGCGGTGGCCAGCACGATATTCGGGCAAACGCCATCTGGCAGGCGGTTCAGAAATCCCGAAGACCCGCCCGGAGACCAGTTCCTCGACACGGTCAGCTACTTTATCCGCCAGCTTGAGCCAGCCACGGCCAGCCAGATCCGCAGAAACTACTATGGGTTCACCGGCCAGACCGATCCCCTTCTGTCGGGCTACGGCAGAGTGTACGACGCGGGGCAGGAGGCGGTGGCTCTGCTCGGCGTTAGGCCGTCCTCCATCAATTATTCAAAAGCGTTGGAAGGCAAGGCATCCAGATTTAACACTAGGATGTCGGACATCAGCAGAATCTTTACCGAGCAGTACGGCTCAGTCGGCCGCAAGGACTCGGCCAGCATTCAAAGCGCCTTTGGCGCCATGCAACGCCAGCGTCGCAAGCTGTTCGACGAGGCCAACAAGGACTACCACGCCTCCATGACGCTTGGGCTGACCCGTTCCGAGGCCATCTCGGCCATGCGGGCCGGGGGCATCTCCGAGGACAACGCCATTGCCATCAGCAAGAACAAGTACACCGACTACCAGATTTCCAGGGATCTGCGCCAGACCATGAAGGAAACGCTCAAGCCCGATGAGCTTCGCAAGCGCGAGGCCATTGCGCGGGAGCTGAGAATCAGGGAGCGTTAATGGCCATTTTCCGCACCAACCCTAGCCGAGACGTGCTGACCCCGCAGATGCGCGAGGCCATGTACGCACAACTGGAGAACCGCATGAGAGACGATGCCATTGAAGACGAAATCCAACCCGACATCCCCCTGCCCCAGCCTGTCGGGGAACCGCCCGTGGCTGGCAGGCCACGGCGAAAGATGATCGACTTCCCCGGCGGGATGGCCACTCCGGCTGACCCAGCCAGCGCAGGTTACGAACCCGGCCAGCCCACCATGACGCCCGATGCCTCTCTCGACCTGCTTAAGCGGGAAGCCAAGGACAAGCTGGATGCACTACCCTCCTCGCCTATGCGTGGCATCGACTCCTCCTCCACCCAAGACCCGTTGATCGAAACGGCTCTTAAAAACACGGTTAAGTGGGAGGGCAGAACGGATCGGCAGGGCAACCTAGTGGTCTATAATTTGCCCAGCGGCGATGATGGCGGAACCTATGAAATTGCCGGGATCAACAACCGCTATCACCCGCAGGCCGCCAAGGAGATTGCCGCCCTGCCTCCAGGGCAACGCGCCCTAGCGGCCGCCAAGTATATCCGAGCCTACACCGCACCGCTGGTGAACCAGCTACCAGCAGAGATGCAGGGTTTTGCTCAAGACCTAGCCTTTCACCGTGGGCTGGCTGGGGCAACCCGACACATTCAGCAGGGGCTGGCCGACATGGGCCTTGACATCCGCCCCGATGGAGTGATCGGACCCAAAACCTTGGCTGCCCTAAATGACGCCAACCTTCGGGAAGTCAAAAAAAGAGCAATCGTTTCTTATTTGAACACCGAACAGGCCAGAGCCGAAGCAAATCCAGAAAGAAGAAAATTTTTGCCAGGACTAGAAAACAGGGCGCGGAACCTTTTGGCAGCGTTTGGCTAGGGCTTAATGGTTATACCATCACCGATGACAAACACGGTATTGCCCTCATTATCAAAATAAGCCTCACCGACGCTGATGCCGGTTGTGCTTCCATAAAAAAGGTCTTTGTCCTGAGTAACAATCCCACGCTCTCCCCAAGTCACATCGCCGTTCTGCCCATAGTAGCCGTTAGGGGTAATAAATCCCGTGCCATCGTCAATAATGGGGCCGTCGGCCGTAATGATCATATCAGGAGCAACCTTGACGCCAGACTCCCCGTAAACTCCTCCAACAAAATTTTCGATGTCTCCGGCCATACAACGGCTGGCCATCACCAGCACCGCCATTAGGAATAGTATTGCTTTCATGCGTAAAAACTCCAGCATCTGCGCCGTCTAGTCAAGCATGAAATTATCCGCCAGACAAATAGGTGCAGTCGGCGTGGCCCGTGTGGCCGGTGCGCTGTTCCGCAACGGGTATAGCGTGCTGACCCCGATGGAGGATTTTTCCAGCTACGACCTGGTGGCCGAGCGCAACGGGAAGTTTCACCGCATCCAGATCAAGACCACCAGCAAGCCGGAACACGACAAGCTTCATTATCGTTTTATGACAAGTTCCGGGCATCAGGGGAAAGTGATGTACACCAAGGCCAGGGTTGATTATATTATTTGCTGGGCGATGGATGAGGATTTATTCTGGATTCTAAAGCCGCATGAATGTCGCTCCACCACCAAGAAGTTTTACCCAAAGTCAGGTTCCTCATGGCGAATCATAAACGATCTCTGACCCCCAGGCAGGCTTGGCGGCTGTTCGAGGATGCCATTAAGGATACTGATGATATTGAGAAGGCTGCCGAATGGATACGCAGGCACCCACAGGTTGCCAAGAAGATGACCGGAGCGGGGTTATTAGCCTGCTTTGACGAGGACATAAAAAAGTATTGACTCATTTTTGACACGCCCCCAATGTGGGGCATGGCAATCAATTCAAGACGCAAGGGCGCGGCAGGCGAGCGGGAGTTTGCCTCCTACCTAAGAGAGCAAGGCTGGCAGAAGGCCAGGCGCACCCAACAATACGCCGGTGATCCAGAAGGCGGTTCCGGGGATGTGGTCTGTGCGAACTTTCCATTTCACTGCGAGGTCAAGCGTTGCCAGCAGATCAAACCGGAGCAATGGATGACGCAGGCCAAGGGCGATGCGCCGGAGGGCAAGATCCCGGCGGTGTTCTTTCGCCGCAACGGAGAGAAGAAGTGGCTGGCCATCATTGAGGCCGACGACCTTTGCGAGATCGCTCGCCATATCGCCCCTCCAAATTTCACTGTCGATGTCGTCCAGACCGCACCCGTGGCCACGACCGTAGCCCAAGGATTTGTAATGCCTTCCACCCCACTAAACCCAAACCAAATATAGAAAGGTAAAATAACATGAGCCTAACCATCAGTGAAACATCCAAAAACACGGAACGTCAGTTGCCCGAAGCCGGAGCGACTGTGGGCGTTCTATTCAGCTTGGTCGATCTCGGAACCCAGGAAGTGACCTGGGACGGAGAGACCAAGTGGACCCCCAAACTCCGTTTGGCTTTCGAGTTGCCCGAACAGGTGATCGAAGGCGAGGTGACGGAGAACGGCAAGACGACCAAGGTGACGAAGCCGATGGTCGTTTCCATCGAACTGACCCGTAGCCTTGGCGAGCGTGCTACCCTGCGGAAGCACCTTGAGACTTGGCGCGGTCAGGCGTTCACCAGCAAAGAACTCGCCAGCTTCAGCCTCAAGAACCTCTTGGGCAAGGCTTGCTTGCTCACCCTGGTTCACAAGACCAGCCAAGCCGGTCGCAACTACTGCGCGATCCAAGGCATCGCCAAGTTGCCCAAGTCGATGAAGGCTCCGGCCACCACCCAAAACAGCCAGGTCTTTTACGAGATCGAGCAGGGTGAGGGCGGTCAGTTCAGCGAACTGCCGGAGTGGTTGCAGGAGAAGATCCGGGCAAGCAAGGAGTTGTCCGGTGCGTCTTCGGCACCGCAGGTCAAGGCTGCCACCAGCACTGACGCAGACGGCAACCCGATGCCGTTCTAATCAGATGGCTCTTACCCTAACCCAGAAAGAGCCTAGCCAA